GGTGTAAGCTATTTAAATTGTATGTGTGTGTATGATATAATACAGAAACTAAGGCGGTAAATCCTTGAAAATACAGGGTTTACCGCCTTTTTTGTTTCTAATTTGTTACTAGTTCAGTGTAAAAAATATTATTTTAATAGGGCAATGGTTTCCCGTAACTGCTGAATTGTCTTGTGATTATATACCCGGTTTCCTACATCCTTTGACTTATGCCCCATTAACATATCAATACATTTCCTGTTTCCTTTGGCGTTGTCAAGAAGTGTTTCAAAGGTGTGCCGTGCTTCATGCGGGGTCTTGTCTGCACCTATCTTTTCCATGACTTCACCCCAACACTTATAGTAATTTGCCTGACTGAACTTTTTGCCCTGATAGGTGAATAGATACTTGTTCCCTTCATCAACCAGTGCTTTCACAAATGGTTTGATACGGTCATGTATCGGAACAATACGGCATTTTCCGGCAGCGGTCTTGATTCCACCTTCAAAGTACCAGTCCTTGATGTTTACCTGTTCAGTTTTCATTCCCAACAATTCCTGTAATCTGAACCCCGTATATATGTAGATCAGCACAGTGTTGACCCAAGGGTCATCTTTTATTTTCCACAGCATATCAATCTGTTCAGGCGTGAACGGTTCACGGGTTGTTTCAGGTATCGGTGGGGCGGTAGTTATTTGTGAATACATTTTATCTATCAGGTCAATTTCAAATGCAAACCTGTCAAGGTGTCCGAACAAGTTCTTGATCGCCCATTGTGTAGAGTATGCACACCCGCAGTTGTCAATGCAGTCTTGCATCTGATAGGATTTCATTGACCTGTACTTCACACCGTAATATTTGGAACAGTGTTTGAACGCTGAACGCAAGGACTGCTGATTTGATTTTCCTAACCTTGGTAACTTGATTTCAGACCAACGCTGATAAAGTACAACCAAGGTCACCTTTTCCCGGTCAATATCCCAAGGGTTGTTGTTATATTCAGCCAATAGAATGTTCGCCTTTTCTTCTGATTCAGCATAACCTATTGGTGACTGTTTGGCGTGTCCTTCTTCATCATAGATTGTCACCTTGGCAACCCAAGGGCGTGACCTATGACCTTTTAGTTTGGTTACGCAACCGTAACCGTTTGGGTTTCTTCTTCCCATGCATATCATTCCTTCCTGATTGAAATTTCAAGGAATGGATGATATAATTGTATCTGCATAGCCTATATCATCCTATTCCTTGGTATAGAGTTATTAGAACCCTGACCGCTGCAACGGTTGGGGTTCATTTTTGTTCAGTTAATTAGGGTCATCAAAATAATTCAAATTGTATGTGATATAGACTGAATCAAAAGTGTGCTTTTCAGAATCAAAATTATAAACTTCAAATTCTGCAACGGTATCTGACACTGGTGAAAACTTATAAGTAACACCCGTGTCAACAACTTTTCTTGCACTGTCCTTCACAGTGATATTGAACATTTTGAACACATTATCAAATTCTTTTTTTATTTCCCATGGTTCAGTTGCAAAACATCTGATTTTGACAACTGTATTTTCATACAAAATAAATTCTGCATACATTCCATCTAAGTCATAAGTGTAAAGCTGCATCTGAAATGTGCCTTTGGAATTTTCATTGTTCCAATCTTCTGTTGACTTTGGTTCACCAAGTAATTCAACCAACTGTTCAGATGAAATTCTTGAATAAGCATCTGCATCCAAGATGACGGGAATTTCTTCTGATGATGTTTCTTTTTTCTGAATGGGATTCTTTGAAATATCCTTCACAACCATAATCACGAAAATAACAACAATTACTAAAACAACAAGTTTAATGACTTTTTTCATAAATCTGACCTTCCTTTCTTTTTAACGGTTACGGTTACGGTTGATGTTCTTATTCTTATATTTTTACTTTTTTTATTTTATAATCTATGTATTGTTAAGTATTCTATATAAGAAAAGTTATGTGAAAGTGTAACAACCGTAACTTTACCGTAAAATCAACGCTTTAGAACCGTAACCCAAAGCGTAACCAACCGTAACTAAGTGAAACTTACATGGATAATGTTACCGTACTTATGGAAAATTATGCCATTTTTTGACCGTCCCTTTTTTCCTTGACAGTATATTTTGGTAGTGCAACTGTATCATGCAATTCTTCCATGATCTTATTTTTACCAGTTTCATTCAACTTGGCAAACAGTTCAACCAGTTCATACGCACCTGAACCGTAACACTTTTCAAGCAGATCACACACCCTTTCTTTCTGTTCCAATTCTTCCCGGTTTACTTCCATAGGTACATCATGCCCCATAAGCCAAGCAACATTGACATTCAAGGCTTGTGCCAATTTATACAGGGCATCTTGCATTGGTTCATATTTTCCTGTTTTGTACTGGCTGATTTGTGCCTTATCAAGTCCTGACCTTTCCGCAACATCAACCTGTCTTAGTCCTCTGATGTTCATTGCTTCAATGAAGCGGTGCTGAAATGTATCAGGCATTAGTGAACACCCCTTTCTTATATATTATTGTTCACCCTCATTATAAAGCAAAGTTAAGACTTTTTCAATCAAACTTGAAAAAAAGTTAAGAAAACTTAAAAATAACTGTTGACATATTTTCCCACTGGTGATAAGATAAAGCCAAGTTAAGAGTTCTTAACTTACAGAAACAAAGCAAGTAGGAAGGACACGGGTGAAGCGATAGGGCTACACGCAAGTGACATGGTGGTCAGGCTGCCGGATAGCAGACAGAGCGTGTGAAGAATAAACATGACCCGTCAAAGTAGTTGAAGAAAACAGGAACGGTAGGGCAAGAAAGCAAAGTATTCAGAACTATTTGAAGAAAACTGAACAGGCTGAACCAATCGGCACTTTACCCCTAAACCAAGAAACCGTTAAGTGGAAGAATCAACCGCACGAGATGACACAGCACTTTGTTTCACAGGTCAGGAAGTTCCCCGACTTCCTGACTATTTCAAAAAGAACTGTTGCAGCAGTTCCGGGGAAAAGAACCAAGGAATAGGATTTCAGTTCTTTCAAAAAATTGTCTATTGTATGTTGGTCAACAGGTTTTGGCGGTTTTAATGTGAAACCCCGGCGGTTTGAACAGCACCGTTCAAAAAGTTCAATGATGTGTAACAGGTTTTCAGATTTTAATGCGAAATCTGATAAAGGAAAGACACCCCTGATTGTACTAAGGTGTGCTGACAATAGACAACTTTTTGAAGGAACTGGGAAAGGAAACGGTATAAGGGTATGACAGTAAAAAGTATTCAGGAAGCATGGGATGAAGTAAATAAAATATTCCCGTATGATTATGAAAAAAATGAAACGGCTTCAAAAAATGCGGGTTATCCAATATATTACAGTACCACATCAGATCATCAGAATAATTGGATTTCAGACCTTGGCAATCGTCTTGAAGTCAATTTTGAAGATGGAAGGTCAGTCAATGTGTGGGTAAATAGTGAAGAGTATCATCATTTTGAAGTTACTGTAAGCGGGAAATCTCATAATTTTTCTTATGTGTGCAGCACAATATATGAAGCACTTGATGCAGTAGTTGATGCCGGAATAACATTCAATTTTGATGTAGATACAACTGAACTTATGCTGAAACTTGCTTCAATGGAAACTGATAAACTGATTTCATTTGAAACACACAGATTCGGTGTAAGAAGAAAGCCGGGTGAAGTGTGATGTCAGTTTTCAAGAAATATGATTACTGGTCTATTCTTGAAAGTTTAGATACTATGACAGAATATGACTATAATGGTAATGTGAATGACAGTATTTATTATGACTTTTATCAGGAACAGATTACAGAGTTATGTGTTATTGCAGCAGATATGTATAATGAATTGGATGGAATCAAGTCAAAATTATGGTATGAAATGCCTGAAAAGCATATTGAATTTTGTGATGAAGATACTTGCACACAAACCGCTATTGCTTGGTGGAATACCGCAGCTTGTATGTTGTCAGATATAGATATGGGAACACTTCTTGAAAATGAAAATATTTACGCTGCTAATGAAGAATATGAAAAAATGAAGCGTATCAGGGCATTAGAAAGGCTGACTAAAAAACAATATATTACATTGAATACTTTGGTCATAGGTTTTATTACAAGGTGGCTTGAATTAGTCAGTGCTTTTGATGTAATAAGTTCATGTATTCGTGAACTGGAATATCATCAATCAGCAGTGCAGAATAAGTCAGGTGTGAATCTACCTGATGCAGCCTATTTGTGAAAGAAGGTGGTTATGTGAAGAAAATAGTTGCAGCATGGATTGAACAGATTCTTGAATTTCCAACCAAACTTGAATACCTTGCGTACATAGAAAGCCTGAAAAAAGGCAAACCGCAGAAGTTCAAGGAAACATCATTTGAACAGTTGGAATCAGGGGTTGTTAGAATAACGATCAGGAAACAGTATAATAACAAGGCGTTCCCTGATGATGAAAAGGAAGGTGAAGAAAGTGTTTGATTATTCAAAGTTAAGAGGAAAAATCAAGGAAGTGTTTGGAACACAGGCAAAGTTTGCTAAAGCAATGGGAATGTCAACCGTGACATTATCTGCAAAATTGAACGGAACAGTTCAGTTCACTGCACCTGAAATGAACAAGGCGTGTGAAGTCCTTGGCGTTTCGGTGGAATTTATTCCACTATATTTTTTTACTGAAAAAGTTAAGACTTCTTAACTCAAAGAAAGGATAGGTGATAAATTATGAAATTCAGCGAAAAGTTGAAACAGGCTATGCAGCAGTTAGGAATCAATCAGGCACAGGTTGTTGGATTGACCGGGAAAAGTAAGGGGTCAATCAGTATGTACCTGAATGACAAGACCACACCGTCAGAACAGGTTCAAAGTGATATTGCAGTATCACTTGGACTTAACCCTGACTATTTTGAACAGGAAGAAACCCCGGTGACATTCAAACCTTCCAAGTGTGAAAATGGCATCCCAACCTTGACAGTACATGAAGTTGCTAAGTTGATGCATAAGCACACCAACACAATAGCACTTGGGTTACAACAGGGCGTTTTCCCTTGGGGGTATGCGATTCATACCAGTGAACACCGTTGGTCATATTTCATCAATGCAAAGCGTTTTGCAGAAATTGAAGGGGTGATCTGATGCCAAAGATTGAGTATAAAAGCATTAAGTTTCAGCAGAAAAGTCTTGAACTGATAAAACTTGTGAATCAGGTGGTTGAAGAATATCAGGCACAGGGATATGAACTGACACTTAGACAAGCATATTATCAGTTGGTTGCCCGTGGTTATATACCAAACAATGAACGCAGCTATAAGAATATAGGCAGTCTTATCAATGACGGCAGACTTGCCGGACTGATCGACTGGTACAGCATCACAGATAGAACCCGCAACCTTAGAAGCAATGGTCACTGGGACAATCCGGCAGATGTGATTGGTTCAGCAAGATATTCTTATATGCTTGATAAGTGGCAAGGTCAACCGAACTACGTTGAAGTATGGGTTGAAAAGGATGCCTTGGTTGATATTGTCGGACAGGCTTGCAGACCACTTGACACACCTTATTTTTCATGTAGGGGTTACACATCACAGTCAGAAATGTGGTCAGCAGCACAGCGTTTCATTAGTCAAGATTACCGTGATAACAGGGTGATTATTCACTTAGGTGACCATGACCCAAGCGGTATTGATATGACAAGGGATATTCAGGAACGCTTGCAGATGTTCGGTGCTGATGTGTATGTGAAGCGTGTAGCACTGACCATGAATCAGATTGGTACATATAACCCACCACCCAACCCGGCAAAGATCACTGACAGTAGAGCATCAAAGTATATTGATGAATACGGCAATGAATCTTGGGAACTGGATGCACTTGAACCACAGGTCATCACTGATCTGATAACCAATGAGGTGACAGCGTTAAGAAATGATGAAATTTACCGTTCAATATGTGATTTAGAAGAACGTGGAAAAGATGAACTTAGAATGATAGAACGCAACTATGACAAGGCTGTTGCATTTTTAGAAAGTGAGGAATAAACCATGAAAAAATATGAATTTACAGGAGAAACCAAAGAAATCAGATTATTATTCAGAACTGTTACGTTGCACCGCATCCGTGCGACTGTTGCATTTGGCATTGTAGAAGTAGGTGACCTTGGTGGTTGGATTGAGAAAGAAGAAAATCTTTCCCATGAAGGAAAGGCTTGGGTTTGCGGTGATGCCAAGGTTTG